TCATGCGTCGGACTCCCCGCTGCGGGTGCTGAAACCTATGCCGCGGCCGGGCAATGCCTGGCCCGAGATCGCCGCCGCGGCGGTCGCCGCGCGGCTGACCTCGTCGAGCTTCTCCTCGAAGCGGCCCAGCTGCTGCGTGAGCCGCGCATCCAGGTCACGGATCAGCGACAGCGGAACATAGGTGCGCGCGACTTCCAGCTTGAAGGCGTTGAGGTCGTCTCGCGCGGCCTGCACGTTGCGCGCGGCGTCGTCCACGCGCGGAGGCTGCGGTACATGCGTAGGCGGCGTGTCGAGCCTGACCTGCAGGTCGCGACGCAGCTGCGCCACCATCCACAGCACCGCCAGCGCCAGCGGCGCATCCGCCAGGGCGGACATCACGGGTGGCGGAAGTTCGGGAAGCATCGCTGTGACTCCTTCTGAACCGAGGCGCCTCGGGCTCGCGGCGTACGCAGCGCCTTGAAGCCCATGCAGGCGGAACCAACCTTCGGGTGACGCACGGCATCGCCCGGACAATGTGGAACGAGCCCTATCTCGAGACCTGCTGCCGCTCCGCCCTGCACCGCCTGGTGCTGGTCGGTGCGGGCGGCCGCCCGGACGGGCTGAAGGACGGGCCCTGCCTCGGCCGGCTCGAGGGCATGGGCCTTGCACGGCTGCGCAGCGACGGCCGCTTCGAGATCACGGCCTCCGGCACCACCCGCCATGCGCACGAGGTGCTGAAGCAGCAGCCGGCCAGGTAGCTAGACGCCGCGCCAATCGGGCAGGCGGCCACGCGGCGGCAGCAGTGGCAGGCGCACCGGTTCCGCCATGATGCAGCCGGCCACTGCGTCCAGCGCGTCGTCGTATTGGCCAGGCGTACCAGGCCGCCAGGCCGCCATTTCCTGCGGGAAGCGCGTGCGGAAGACGCTGTCATGCGCCGAGAGCCGACGTGCGGCGAGCACGGGATCGAGCGCGCCGAGAATCCGCTGTTCCTTTGGAATGCGGCTCGTCATCTCCTTCACCGCGCAGGTGACGCCGGCGCGGGAGAGTTCCTGCCGCAGCAGCCCAGGCAGAAAGGCGCCGATGCCATTGGTCTCGATGCGCATCACCGGCAGCAGCAGGTCGCGCGCGATCGCGGCCACGGCACGGCATTGCTGCGTCGCCGGATCATCGGCCGCTCCAGGGTCGTGCGTCACATAGGCCACGCGGTGCAGGTAGTGCCGGCCCGTCGCATCGGCATAGGTCGCGGCAACCACGCTGGCATCGCCCTGGCCAGGCTTCGTGCCCGACCCTGGCCGGCCAAAGGCCGGATCCCACCAGCCGCCGCCGGAGACCAGCCGCGTGCCCATCAACGTCAGCACGCCGCGCCCATTCGCCTCGCGGTAATCCGGCTCGGCGGCATAGGGCGCGATCAGTGCGGGGTCGAGCCGCGCGGCCTCCTCCGCCACCGGCTCCAGCAGCATCTGGCGGCGGAACGCCAGCGGGCCGACGCGTGTGCGGAGCTTCGCCACCTCCTCATCGGAGAAGCGCTCGGGCCAGGCGCTGTGGCCTTCTCGGTCCAGCAGCGGCAGCACCAGGCGCCGATAGCCGGCCAGCGGCGGCCGGTCGCCATCCTCCGCATAGAGGCTGTCGGCGCAATGCGGCGTGCCGACGAAAAGCATCGTGCCGCCGGGCACCAGGACGAACTCGGCCTCCGTCAGGCGCTCCCGCAGGTCTTCGCGCTTCGCCGGCGTGTCGCAATTGCCGGCGACCTCGACATCGTCGCAGATGATCATCTCGGCGCGCGCACCGGTGATGTTGCCGCTGATGCCGGCTGCCATCATCGACGCGTCCCGCAACACCGCCGGCCGCGCGACGGTGAAGCGATCCGACGCCCAGGAGCCTTCGGCATGGTCGGGCAGCAGCGTGGTGCACAACGGATGACGCCCCACGATGCGCCGCACCGTCGCGACCATGCGCGTGGCCAGCGCATGATCCGCCGCCAGCACGAGAATGCGCGTGTCCGGCGCACGATAAAGCTGCCAGGCGCAGAACAGTCCCACCAGCGTGGATTTGCCGGCGCCACGAAAGGCCATCAGCAGCAGGCGGCGGTCTTCCGCCCGAAGCGCCACCTCAAGCCAGTCCAGCACGCGCCGATGCAGTTCAGGTGTGCCAAGGTGGGCGCGCTGGTTCCAGATCCAGGCGAATTCGAGCAGGTCGGCCGGACGCTCCGTCATCGCTGTATGATCACGCGCTGTATGATCACGTTTTGTTCTCCGTCGCCATGCCCTCACGCGCAGCCTGCAGCACCTGGTCCACCAGGTTTTCCCCTTGCTCGACAGTCGCGTCGCCACCGCCGAGCGTGCAGAGCATGGCCAGGTGGTCGAGCGCCTCGCGCGCCGCGGCGTGGCGTGCCGCAAATTGCTTGGGTTCCTCGCTGACGTTGCCAGCGACGAAGCCAAGATAGTCGTCCTGCAGCTTCTCCTTCGCGAGCTGGAAGACCTCACGCGGAATGGCAGTGGCAGCAACGGGCGCCGCGCCCTTCTGGCCGCGCTTCATGACTTCACCACCCGTACGCGAACCGTGCCTGCGCCAAGATCCACCGCAGCACCGGTACGGTTCCAGGCAGTGACCGTCACGGTGTCCTGCGCCCCGATCTGGGCCAGGAAGACAACGCCGGAGGTCGAGAGCGAGAAGGCCGCCTGCACGAAGTCGCCAGGGCGCGCGCCGCTGAGGGTGACGCTGGTCTGCGCGCTGGCCGCGGCGGCGATCGAAGGCGGATCCCAGGACGCCTCGGCTGTCAGCTCGCGCACGCCATGCCGCAGCTCGGGCAAGCCATAGAGCACGGCCGGCGCGTGCCGCGGGTCGCAGTTGAGCCGCATCGCGCGCACCTCATAGTCGCGGGAGATGCGTCCCACGCCGATCACCGCGAAGCCGACCGCGTCGGACAGCCGCACCGCCTGCAAGCGGGTCAGCGTGGTGTCCTCCATGTCGGCAGTCCCCTGCCACCAGCGCGCCGCGGCGTTCCACGTCACCGACTGGCCGGAGGCCAGCACGGCCTGGCCCGCCGCGTCCGTCAGCAGGTTCATGTTCGCGTCGAAGCACATCACCACCAGCCGCGGCGCATCGGCATCGAGCGCCAGCGCAAAGTGCTTGCAGGCCCGCGCATCCACCACGAACCCCAGCGCGCGGCCGCCGCCAAGCACGACACCACGATTGGTCAGGGTCAGGGCGTCAAGCGCGGGGAAGACGAAATCCGCCAGCCCCGCGGGAGAGCCGGACACGTTGGACGACATGGCGGCAAGCTTCTCGAATCCCATTTCCGTCGCGCTCCAGCGGATCGCGCCAGCACGCATATTGGAAACGCCGGCGAGTTCACGGGTAGCTTCGACATGCGGTGCAGCCTGGTGCGCCGCGCGCACCGCACCACCGAAGCGCGTCGCGCTCGCGGTGTGTTCGATCTCGACTTGGTAGCCCTGGCTGGCCCAGGCAACCTCGTAGATATGGTCCTGCGCACCCGCAGTGTGGCGTGCAACAGGCCCGGTGCAGCCCTCCATCCGCATGGCACGCGCCATGATGGCGCGGCTGTTCACCTCGCAGAGGAAGGGGATGCCGGTGATCGGACGGTCCTTCGAGTTCAGCTCGAAATTAGGGCCATCGAAGACATGGCGGTTGTGCGCGACATAAGCGTCCGGCGCGGCGGAGAGCCGGATGCCAAAACGGTCCTTGTCCGTGTTCACCGTACTGCCCACCGCGAAGTGTCCGCCGTAGTACCGGATCGAGGTGTTCCAGGCCGCCGCAGTCGCGGTGCGAACATCGAGGCCAATCTTGTTGTTCACGATACGGCCAAGGATCAGCGTCGTGTCCTCGAAGCCGCGTCCATCGCCCAGTGTGCGCAGGCCGATGGTGAAGCCCGTGGCGCTGCGGACTTCCACCATGCTGGCATCGAGGTTGCGCAGCACGATCCCGATATCGGCCTCGTCGGACCAGTCGGACTGCGTGGCGCGCAGCACTGCAAGCCCGGTCAGCATCTTCTCCGCATTCCGCGCAGCGCCACCATCGCCGATGGTCAGCGCAGCCTGGGCTGCAGGCCCGGCATAGAGGATGGTGCCGCGCATCACGAGCCCGGCCGCTGCGCCGGGCAGCGTCAACGGCAAGCTGGTGCGGAAGCTGCCCTCGCCGATCAGCAGCGTCTTGCCGGATGCGGCAGCGGCGTTCATCGCGGCCTGCAGCGCGGGCCCGTCATCGGTTGCGCCATTGCCGGTCGCGCCGAAATCCCGTGCCGAAAGCCGCTCACCCATCTTGTCCTCGGCCGTGCGCGGCACGGCGCCCGGGAAGGGCGCGGTGAGCAGGCCGGAGTCGCGCGGGAAGATCGCCGCATCCCCGTTCGAATCGAAGCCGAGCAGGCGGTTGGCACGCGCGGGGCGCAGCGGCAGCACCATCTGCCCGCCAACCTCGGACGGGCTCTGGCGCAGCGTGGAGCCGATCTCCTCGCGCTGTTCCTGCTGCACGGCGACGAGCCGGTCGAGCTCGTCATTCAGCGTGCGGGCGCGCAAAAGGCCATTGTCCTGGAAATCGGTGGCTCGTTCCACTTTCATGCGGCGCCGCAGCGTCACGGTCTCGCCCATGGCGGGCGGTGCGGAGAGCGTGGCCGTACCGCCACCGCTCACGCCAGCGCCCTCGACGACATAGCCGCCCGACAGCACGAGAGTGCCGACGCGCACCTCGAGGTCATCATCGTCGAAGATCGGAAAGGGGAAGGCGAAGTCGGTGCGCGCGCCGTCGCCGGCATACTGCACGCGCGGCGCGACATCGCCGATGCGGATGTGCTCGGCCATCGTGTCTCGGCTCCGAAAATCAGGGGGTGGAATCGCGGCGGGACGATCCGGCCGCGGTGCTAATCGAGGAGATTTCGGAGCGCGCCGCTGACAGTCGCGCCCGCGCGCAGCCAGGGCGTCAGGGAACCATCATCGTTCAGCAGGCTGCGCCGCCCCGCGGACAGGCGAGCGGCAAAGACGGACAGCGAATCCGCCTGCGCTGCCGCCGCGTCGGTTCGCAACCCGGTGGTCAGGGCCGCGGCGGATCCATCATCCGGCTGCACGCCGCCGGCCGCCAGGCGCGCCCGCGTGGACGCGACGGTGCCCGCCAACCGCGCATCCGCGGCACGGCGTTCGGCGGCCTGCTGCGCGGCCAGCTGCTGCGTCCGGGCCTCGGCCTGCGCCTGCACGGTATCGGCTTGCTGCCGCGACTGCGCGGATTGGGTCTGCGCCTGGCGGCCCGTGGCGTAGAGCGACGCGCCCGCTCCTACGAGCGTCGCGATCGGGGCGATCTGCGCCATCAGTCGTTCATCCTCGTGTCGGTGGTGACGGACAGCAAATTGAGCGGCAACGGCGTGTCGCCCTCGATGCGCCAGAGCGGCGCCATCGCATCGCGGCGCCAGCCCAGCGCCCGCAACGTGACGTCGCCGGTGAAGGCCGGCACGGCGGTATCGAGCAGCGCCGTGTCCAGGCGGCGGAACGGCACCGGATGAACGCCACGGCCGAGATCGGCCGAGAAGGCCGGTGTCGCCAGCAGCCGGAAGGTGACGGAGACCAGGCGCAGCGGCGCCGCGCCAGCCCCCACGCCGATGGCCAGCTGCGGCGGAAGCGGCTCGATCACGTGGGTGAAGGCCAGGCCCACCTGCATCGTGCCGGCCGGTGGATCGAGCACGATGCGCCCACCTGCCACCAAGGCCGCTGCACGCGGAGCGCCGTCGGCAAGTACGCCGACCTCCCGCGCCTCGAGGTGGGAGAGGCCGGTCCATTCATCCTGCGGTGCCGCCGCGCTGCCCGACAGTGCGGCATCGAGACCGAGTGCGGCATCAAAGCGTTCCAGCCGGTGCGTGCCAGCGCGCTCGACCACGGCGTAGACGCGGCCATCGGTCTCCGCCACGGCGCGGAAGGCACCCTGCGTGTCCTGCCGTGTCCAGGCGATCACCTGCTCGGCACGGTAGAGCGTGAGCGTGCTGAGGCTGCCATCGGCCATCGCCAGGTGCAGCAGCCGCTCGGCCTGGTCGTAAGCCATGGAGACCGGTTGCGAGACGATGTGCCGCGCCACCAGGGCGAGATCGTTGGACTGGTAGGCGTCGGCGACATCGGTATAGGCGAATTCATGCACCGCGCGGCCCGATCGTGCGACGAAGACGGTCGAGCCATCCACATCCACCGGCGGCACCATGCGATCCACCGGACTGCCGATCCGAGTCTGTCGGCTGAGCTGGATGGAGGACGGTGTCAGCGGATCGCCCGTCACCATCCATTCCGCGCCCGAGGTGAAGACCTGCAGGTGCCGGCCGGAGAAGACGCCGCGGATCGCGTTGACCTGGTCCGACATCAGCGCGAACTCGATGCCCTCGTCATCAAGACCCGTGCCCTGGTCGAAGTCGCCGAGGTCGCCGCTGCGCGACAGCCACAGCCGGTTCGGCAGATCGCGCGCGCCGCCCAGGACCAGACGTGCCTGGTGGAAGCAGGCGGTGACAGGCCAGCCGCGCGCGGTGCTGACCGCGCTTTCCTCCCAGCCGGAAACGGGGCTGGTGTCGGCGAGTGCGTCTATGACGGTGGCTGTTGCGTTGCGCGGGCCACCAACGCCGGTGATCAGCACGCGCCTGCCGTTCAGCTTCAGTCGTGAGCCGACATGCGCTGCAGTGAAGACGTCGGCCGATGCGGCCAGCGCGATGCCGCCCGTCGTGCCGCTGGGCTGGATCGTCGAGCCGGGGTTGAAAGCGTGAAAGGGCTCCCGCGTGAAGACGAAGTCCGCCAGTGTCCAGGCCGTGTGGCCCGTCCGCGTGATTCGCTTCGGTGCCATGTCGGGATGCACCAGCAGCAGCGTATCGGCATTCTGGGTGAAGGCGAGCTGCGGCAGCATTGCCGCCGTCCAGGGCGCGACCAGCGAGGCGACTTCGGCATCGCCGATGAAGACCTGCATGCGGCCCGCGCTAAGCGCCAGCAGGTAGGTCTGCTCGGTGTTGAACTCGAAGGCGATCAGCCGCGCGGGGCCGCCGAGGCTTGCGACATGACGGAGCCCGGGTCGGCGCGCGACGCCGCCGGTGGGCTGGATGACGACGTTGCGCAGGCGCCGCGCGCCATTCTCGAAGGCGCGCAGGTCGCCACGGCCATAGAGCTCTGGCGCGAGTTCACCGGCGGAGAAGCTCGACTTGGTACGACGGGTGGCGGCGGGCATCGCGCTCAGCCCCGGACGTCGACGAGCGGGAAGCCTTCGATCGCGCGTGGCGTGTCCTGCTGGCTGTCCACTTGACGCGCCTGGCGCAACTCCTGGTCCGCAAGGCGGAACAGCACCTCGGCGCGCGAGGCGCTCTCGGTCAACGGCAGGCAGAATTCGGCCGCGAGGCGAGCGACGAGACAGGCAGCGAAGAAGGGTGGGAAGGCGCTCTCGTCGGGACGGAATATGTAGGTGAGCGTTGCCCGGTCGGTATCGGCATGAAGCCGGTTCTCCTGGATCCGATAGACCAGGCCACGTCCCCGCATGGCCCCACCGGCCGAGAGCGCGCGGAGGAACCCGTTCGGCAGCTGGAACGCATGCGCGAAATCCGCGATGGGCGTCGCGACCAGGCGCGGCAGCGCGGATTGGCCGGTGGCGAAGGACCAGGGATGTACGGAGAGCACGGCATCGCGCACGCCGGGATAGAGGTTGGCGGCGACCTCCGCCTCCGCCGTGCCCTCGGTCAGCGAGGCGATCGGCTGCGCTCCGAGGCGCAGCAGGGCGCGCGAGCAGAGCGCGAGGGCGGTGAGGGACATGGGGGCATCCTGGAGAGGGGATATGGTGGGGGTGGGGTGAGGATTGCCCCCACCCCCGCCCTCCCCCGCAGATGCGGGGGAGGCGGCAGCACGCGCGTGTTATTCCTTGGCGCGCATCCGCACGACGCCGAAGTCGTCCACCAGCACCGAGCCCTGGCTCATCATGTTGGCAACGAAATGCGCAGCGCGGTCGCCGTGCCAGGTGACGTCGGTCTGCACCTCGGCCGCCGCGGCATGGCCAATGGCGGTCTTGTGGTAGAAGTAGCAGTAGCGAAGCGCACCGGACTTGGTCAGGCCGGAATGCGGCATCCACAGCGCGCCGAGCCACCGCTTCGCCTGCGTGCCACGCCAGGGCAGCTCGTCGGGGCCGACGTAGTCGGAGGACGCGAACTCATCGATCGCGAGGAGCTGGCTCCACTGCTTCCAGCCGACCACCGCGAAGCGGTTGCCATCATCCGGCACGTCGGCGGCGCCCAGCATCTCGAAGGCCAGGAGCACTTTCTCGCGCGTCAGGCCGTCGGTGTCGGTGGTACCGGCGGCGGTGCCGAGCGCTTCGTTGGTCCCGGTATCGAGTGCTGCGATGATCAGCTCATCGGTCTTGCGGCCCAAGGCATAGGCGCCCGCATTGGCGATCACCTCGCGCTCATCCAGGTTGGTCTTCAGCTCATCGAGGCGGTCCACCCAGTCACCGGCGTAGTAGTCCTGCAGCACGCACTCAACCTGCGCATGGTCGAGGCTCATCACGGGAACGCTGCCGTGGCGCGTCTTGGCCGCGGCGGTGCCCTTGCCAACCTTGGGGAAGAAGGTGGAGGCGCCGGCGACGCCGGTCTTGCTGCGCACGGACCGCCGCAGCTTCGAGCCCTGACGCTGGTAGGCTTCGTGCACCTCGGCCTGGAACTGCTTGTTGAAGACCGCGTCGATGTCGGTGCTCGTGGGCATGGTTGCGTCCTCTGTCTTGCGTTGCGGAATGCGCCGGCGCGGCCGTTATCCCTGGCCGGGGGCCGGGGCAGTCGCGGTGGCGTACGGCCCGCAGGCCCGGAAGCCGGGTTGGATGCGGGCGAAGCGGGGGCAGGAGAACTCGTCGGGGCGGATGGGGACCGGCTGGGAATGCCGGCCCGCGCCATCCGCCCCGGGGCCGCCGCGTGGGGGTGATCCAGGCGGCGGCGCCGGCCACACGCCTCCACCGCGTCATGCGCGGGAGGCAGCGGCCGGTAGCTGTCTACTTCTGGTCGCCGACCAAGCGTCGGAAGCCGTCGGTCACGCGGCGGACGAAGTCGGGTTCGCGGGACCGCCAGTAGCGCGGGTCGCGCATCATCTTGCGCAGTTCCGCCTCATCCGGCGCGCCATCGGTGACGCCGTCGCGCGACAGCGATGGTTCCTTCGCGGCCATCATCCGCTGCATCGCCACAACGCCCTCGGCGGTGGTGGAGAGGGCGGCGAAGACCGTCTCCGGCAGGTTGGCTCGACCCCAGGCGGCGATTTGCGGCGCCAGGCGGCGGAAACCGTCCTCGCCGCCGAATTCCGCATGCAGCTTCTCGCGCTGCCGTCCGGCCTCGAAGTCGGCCGCAGCTTCGGCGATCAGTGGCAGCAGGCGTTCGGCGGCCAGATCGTAGACCAGCTGCGCCTGGGTGCCGCTGAAGCCGGCATCGTGCAGGCGCCGATTGACCTCGTCGTCGGAGCAGCAGAGGTCGTGCGGCGGCTTGATCTCGTAGCCATCCGGTGTCTCCGGCGCACCGAGCAGGCGCCGCCAGCGCATCCGCTCCTCGTCCGGCGCGTCGTCGCCTGGGCGCGTGACGCGGCGTGACAGGGCGCGCTCCAATTCGAGGTAGGATTTCAGCAATGCTTCGACCCGGACGCCCCCGGTCACCGGATCCCGGAATTTTTCCGGCACTTCAAATTTTTGCAGATCCGGCTTTGCGATCTCATGCGTCATATCGAGAAGATCTTCGGACATGCCCGGGCTCACTCCTGGTTGATGGTTTCGCGTGTCGAAGAGGGTTCCGGCCGGATGATTTCCGGCGGAGCACCGAGCGTGCGTGCCAGCCAACGCACAGCCGCGGCGGTATCCACGCTCGCCGCGGCCTCACCACCGAGCTTGGCGGCGGTCTCGAGGAACAGGATCGTATCGGCCGCATCCGCCCGCGCCTGCACTCGCGCCAGCGGCGACGCATAGACGAGCCGCACCTCGCGCCCATCGAGCAGAACCGCCGGGATCTCCCCCCGCCGGCGCAGCACCGCGAGGCAACGCGCGATCACCGGCGTCAGCAGCTCCGCCTGCAGCCGGCCATAGGTCGCCCCGAGCAATCGCGCGGCGGCAGCGCTGCGCTCCATCACCTCGGTCGCGGTCATGGACGACTTCTCGGCCTGCGCGATGCGGTCGGCGAGGAGCGCGGCGCGGATGCGAGCACGCAGGTCCTGCAGCACGAGCTGCGAGACATCGAAGTTCCCCGGCGCCGCCAGCGGCGTGAGCCCGGAGGACCCGGCAGCCTTCGGGATGATCGCGCCCGGCACCAGACGGATCGTCGCCGGGTTCAGCACGCCATCATCCTCGGCCTGCCAGATCCCGGTCGCGGCGATCGAGGCATTCTTCAGGATCAGCTCGACCACCTTGTTGGCGGTGCGGATGTCGGGCAGAGCCTTGGCAACCGGGCTGCGGCCATAGGTCTCGCCAGGCAGCTTCAGCCAGCGGAAGGCAACGAAGGGGTTCTCCGCGAAGGCACCCGTCGCCAACAGCACGGGCGGGCCGTCATCGGCGATCAGCACGGCGGCGAAGCGGTGGCCGCGGCGCGGATCGGGCCAGGCGGCCTCCACCACGCGCAGCTTTGTCTCTTCCTCATCCTCGCGCGGCGGCCGCAGCGGTGCCGCGGGCCAGCGGGCCCGGATCTCATCCTGCGTCAGGCGCAGCGCGCGGAAGACGGTGTCGAGGCGGCCCGAGGGGCCTTCCTCCAGCACCGCTTCCCGCAGCGGCACGGCGCGGAAGCGCAGCGCCGAAGCCTCGCCGGGCGGCGCTTCCTCGACCGCGAGCACGCCGGTCCCGGCGACAACCAGGTCGAGGAAGGCCTGGTGCAGTTCCAGCGCGAAGTTGGAGCGATCGAGGTGCCCCTGCAGTGTCTCGGCCGCTTCTGCCAGCGTCTTCGCAAGACCCTGCTGCGCCGGGTCCTGGACGTTGCGCGCCGGAGCCAGCGCGAACCAGCGCGACCACGGCGGCGCGAGTTCCGCGAGCAGCGAGGCGGCAAGCTGTTCCGCCGCATCCGCCGCCGTCGCGTCGAACAGCGGCGCCGAACCGGGGGCAGGCAGCGCGTGGTCGTAGCAGGCCTGCCAGGTCGCCTCGAGCGGGCGGCGGCGGTCGGTGGCGCGCGCGTGGCGGGCGAGGATCTCTTCGGGTCCCATGGCGCTCACTCCCCGAGCAGCGTCTTGCGGGTGGCGAAGGCGGGCAGCGGGTCGAGCACGCCGCGCGAGCTCGTCGCGATGGTGCCGGCCAACCCGCGGGAGGCACGCGCCGCCGCCTGCGCGCGCCCCTCGCGCCCTGCCGCTTCCGCAGCGACGGTGGCCTGCGCCTGCGCCTGCACCACAGTTTGCTGCTGAGCCTGGTCTGAAGGCGGCTCGGTCACCACCGGCTTTGGCGCGCGGAACAGGCCACCCATGCGCAGGTCCTTCAACTTGGAGGGAATTGGGACCGCCCCGGACAACCCCAAAAAGGCGAAGGCCCGCCCGGCTGGTGCCGGGCGGGCCTTCAAGGTGGGGAAACCGGGGAGGAGGAAGCCGCGGGACGCAACTCGCCCCGTGGCAAAGCGGTGATAGCCGGGGATCATCCCGGAGTCAAGACTTTTTTCCTATTTGCGGCAGAAATCTGATCCGCCCCTCCCAGCGCGCGGAACAACCCATAGGGCGTCAGCGCGAAGGGCGCGTCAGGGCCGAGCAGCGCGCGGCACACACCCACGCAGGTCAGCGGCGCAAGGCTGGGCAGGCGGTGCTGGCGGGGCTCCGCGGGCGCGAAGGGACCGAGCACGGCCAGCCCCGCACGGCGGTAGAACTCCGGCAGGTGAAAGCCTGCCGGCACCGGCAGCCGTGCCACCAGAAGCCGGCCCGAGAGGGGCTCCAGCACCGTCCAGCCCGCCTCGTCGCCCAGTGCGGCGAAGCAGTGACGGAATCCCGGCCTGAGCAGGCGCAGCCAGGGTTGGTCCGCTTCCCCGCCGAAGGCCAGCCAGATGGTCTGCCCAGGCCCCTCCGTCATCACGCGCCGATGCGAAAGCCGCTTCATGCGCGGACGTCCGGGCGGGGGATGGGGAAGGCGATCACCTCGGCGCCTTCCATGGGGGGCGTCATGCCGCGCATCGCGCCGGCGACAATGCCCTTCTGGCGCAGCGGGAAATCAAGCCGCTCCATAGCCTCCCGCCACAGCCGCAGGTCGCCGCGCTCGGAGGGGATACGCGGGCTGGGAGCAATGCCGCGTTCGCCCCAGATGCGCATGATGCGCGCGTGCTGCAGCTCGATGCGGCGCTGGCGGTACAGCCGGTCGAGGCACTTCACCACGTCATCGGGCTCGCAGGGACGGATGGTGCCGCCACGCCCGGCGGACAGGCGCGCGCCGTCCTGCCGCGCGATCAGGGCGGTCATGGTCCAGAACCAGGCCTCCTCGGCAGACGCGAAGGGCTCGGCCTTGGCCAGGCTGGCCAGGATGGGGGTTCGGCTGGGGGCGATGGGCAT